AAGGTGCTGTTCAGAACACCGCTACCGCTGGTGTATTTGACCTCGACGTTGACTCCAATGGTCGTTGGTCAGTTGAGAAGTTCAAGGGTCTGCTCTTCCAAATCGAGAGAGATGCAAACGCAATCGCTCAGAGAACTCGTCGCGGAAAGGGCAACATCATCCTGTGCTCTGCTGACGTTGCTTCAGCACTGACCATGGCTGGTGTTCTCGATTACACCCCTGCACTCAACGCTAACCTGAACGTTGACGACACTGGTAACACCTTCGCTGGTGTTCTGCAAGGTAAGTATCGTGTTTATATCGATCCTTATGCTGCTAACCTGACTGCAGGTAATGCATCACCTGGTAACCAGTACTACGTTGTAGGTTATAAGGGTTCCAGCCCATATGACGCTGGTATCTTCTACTGCCCATATGTTCCTCTCCAGATGGTTCGTGCCGTTGGTGAGAACTCCTTCCAGCCCAAGATTGGCTTCAAGACTCGTTATGGTCTTGTTGCTAACCCATTCGCAGAAGGAACCAACCAGGGTCTCGGCAATCTTCACGTTAACCAAAACCGTTACTACAGAAGAGTTGCTGTTAAGAACCTCATGTGATCTTTATTCACAAGGTTTACTCAGAGGGTCCTCAGGACCCTCTTTTTTTATCTAAATAATTAGAAAAATGTCCAGAAATGCATTTAGTAAGCAGATAGAGAATCGAAATTTTCTATCTCCTCTAGGATTCAAATTCACTCTGAATAGAGCACCTAAGGTTGCATTCTTTTCAAATTCTGCAAATATACCAGGACTTACTCTTGGCGTAACACGTCAACCCAATTATTTGAAAGATATTGATCTTCCAGGTGATAAAATTGAATTTGAAGATTTTAGTCTTAGATTTTTAGTAGACGAAAATCTTGAAAATTATATGGAGTTACAAGATTGGATTCGTGGTCTTGGATATCCAGAAAGTCTGCAAGAAATTTATGACTTTCAAAATCAAGGAGAAATACCAATAAGTTCTGGATCTCAACCACAATTAAATTTATTTTCAGATGGAGCTCTGCAAGTTCTTACGAGTAGAGAAAATCCACAGTTTAAAGTAAACTTTAAGGATATGTTTCCTTACAATTTATCATCACTTCAATTTGATGCAACAAGTACCGATATTGAATACTTTACTGCTGAGGTAACTTTCAAGTATACTATATACACGATTACTGATTTGTCCGGAAATAAAATATGACATTTGATCTTGATTTGATTCAATCATTATGGGAAAAAGACTCCCAAATTGATCCTGATAATTTACATACAGAATCTTTAAATATACCAGCGTTACATGCAAAGTATTTTCAAATATACAATAATATTGTTTTATTGAAGAAAAAAGCAGAACAACAAAAGAGAAATATTCGCCACGAAAGATATGAATATTATACAGGAAAGGCAGATCCTGATGTTTATATAGAAGATCCTTTTCCCAAAAAGATAAGAGATAAAGAGACTCTTCAAAAGTATCTTGATGCAGACGAAAAACTATCCCAAATTTGTCTCAAAATTGAGTACTATGAAACTATGCTAAATTACTTAGAGAGCATTCTTAAAATAATCCAAAATAGGACTTATCAAATTAAGAATGCTATTGAATTTATTAAGTTTCAGGCTGGATATGGTTGATACGACAAATTTGGTAATAACCAAATCGAATGAGGTTTTTTTAAAAATAAAAACTGAACCTCATATCGAATACGAACTTAGAGATCATTTTAAGTTTGAAGTCCCAAATGCAAAATTTATGCCTCAATATAGAGGTAGAAATTGGAACGGAGAAATTCATTTATTTGATATGAGATCAAAGCAGATTTATGTTGGACTATTAGATAAAATAGTCAACTTCTGTGAACAATATGGTTATACTTATAAATTTGAAAATAATAAATTTTATGGTCAACCTTTTGAGATTAATGAAGGAATATCCCTAGAGGGTGTTAAAGACTACATGAGTTCTATTTGCTCACATTCTCCCCGTTCGTATCAAGTAGAGGGAGTATATGATGCATTAAGGCATAATCGAAAACTATTGATATCTCCCACTGCATCAGGCAAATCTCTGATGATTTATTCGTTAGTAAGATACTATGCAGATAAGAACGAAAAAATACTTTTAGTCGTTCCAACGACAAGTCTTGTAGAGCAAATGTATAAGGACTTTCAGGATTATGGTTGGGATGCTGAGTCATATTGTCACAAAATTTATTCGGGAAGAGAAAAAACAAACGAACATCCTGTAACTATCACAACATGGCAATCCGTTTATAAATTAGAACGTTCTTTTTTTGAGGATTATAACGTAATTATAGGAGATGAAGCTCATCTTTTCAAGAGTAAGTCACTAATTGAAATTATGACTAAACTTCATCATGCAAAGTATCGTTTTGGATTTACAGGAACACTGGATGGTACACAAACTCATAAATGGGTTCTGGAAGGTTTATTTGGTCCATCTTATAAAGTAACAAGAACAGATGAATTAATGAGACAAGGACATCTTTCTCAATTGGATATTCAATGTATTGTTCTGAAGCACAATCCCCAAAAATTTGACACATATGAGGATGAACTCCAATATTTAATTCAACATGAGCAAAGAAATAATTTTATTAAAAATTTATCTTTAGATCTTAAGGGAAATACTCTCGTATTATTCAGTAGAGTAGAAGCTCATGGGGCAGTATTATATGAAAAGATAAATAGTCAAAAGCGAAGTGATAGAAAAGTATTTTTTGTTCATGGTGGAGTTGATGCTGAAGAAAGAGAATTAGTTAGAGAGATTACCGAAAGAGAAAACAACGCAATTATTGTTGCGTCTTATGGAACCTTTTCTACTGGTATCAATATTAAAAATCTCCATAATGTTATCTTCGCCTCACCTAGCAAATCCAGAATCAGAAATCTTCAAAGCATTGGACGAGTTCTTAGAAAAGGAAAAGACAAAATAAAAGCAACACTTTATGATATTGCTGATGATTGTACGTATAACTCAAGAAAAAATTATACTTTAAATCATTTAATAGAAAGAATTAAAATTTATAATGAAGAAAATTTTAATTATGAAATAACAACAATTCAACTAAAAAAATGATAGAAGAAGATTTTTATGCAACAATTAAACTGAAAACAGGAGAAGAAATTTTCTGTAAAGTAGCTGCTATGGAAGAAAACGATAGAACTCTTCTTTTAATTTCAAATCCAATCATTGTAAATGAAATAAAAAATAAATTTCAAACTGTTGGTTATAGAATAGAACCATGGTTAAAAACAACTACAGAAGATCTTTTAATCATCGATATCGATGATGTAGTAACAATGAGCGAATCTTCAGATATCGAAATGATCATGATGTATCAAAATTTTGTAAGATCTGCTGGAAAAGGAAATAAAAGAGAACTTAAATTAAATAAAGAAATGGGATATATATCAAACGTAAATGATGCTAAAGAGATCTTGGAAAAGTTATTTAAGAATAGCTAGAGCTTTCTCTTCAAACCCAACAAAGGTAGTCTACTGTTAATTTAAAAACTTGTCAAGTGTTTTATTAATGTGGTAAAATTCATATATAATAATTAGAAAATTTAATGATAACCACAGCAGTTATGACCAAAAGAAAGAGGTCAGAGCATTACGTCAATAATAAAGAATTTCTTGCTGCGCTCATTAAGTATCGTGAAGATATTGAAATTGCACAAATTCAAGGAAAACCAAAACCACGCATTACGAATTATCTTGGTGAGTGTTTTTTAAAAATTGCAACACATTTATCCTTTAAACCAAATTTTGTAAACTACATGTTTAAGGATGATATGATTTGTGATGGTATTGAAAACTGCGTTCAGTATATTCATAACTTTGATCCAAATAAATCCCAGAATCCTTTTGCATACTTTACTCAGATTATTCACTACGCATTTCTGAGAAGAATCCAAAAGGAAAAGAAACAACTGGAAATTAAAAATAAGATCCTTGAAAAGTCTGGATATGATCAGGTCTTTGATGATAATAATACAATTGACGGATCCAATTATAGCGATTATAATAGTATTAAAGATGCTGTACACTCTAAACTTCGCTATTGAATGAAAGTTGCAATTGTCACTGATCAACACTTCGGGTGTCGTAAAAATTCAAAACTTTTTCATGATTATTTTTTGAAATTTTACAATGATGTATTTTTTCCTACTTTAAAAGAGGAAAAAATTACTACGGTTATTGATATGGGAGATACTTTTGATAGCCGTAAAGGAATTGATTTTTCTGCGTTATCGTGGGCAAAAAATAATTATTATAATCGACTCCAAGAAATGGGAGTTACTGTTCACACAATTGTTGGTAATCATACTGCATATTATAAAAATACAAATTCTGTTAATTCTGTAAGTTTACTTTTAAAAGAATATAATAATATTAAAGTTTACTCTGATCCAACTGAAGTTCAGTTGGAAGATCTAAAAGCTCTTTTTATTCCTTGGATTAATCAAGAGAATCAAGAAAAAACTTTAAAGATGATTAAAAAAACTAAATCTCCTGTTGTTATGGGGCATTTAGAGTTAAATGGGTTTTCTCCATATAAAGGTCATGTTATGGATCATGGGATGGAAACCAATATTTTTAGTGACTTTAAAAAAGTTTTTTCTGGACATTATCACACTCGTTCCAATGATGGAAAGATTTTTTACCTAGGTAATCCATATGAAATTTATTGGAATGATGTAAACGATACTCGTGGTTTTCATATTTTTGATACTGAAACATTGGATGTAAAATCAATTAATAATCCATACAAAATGTTTCATAACATTTATTATGAAGATACTTCATATCAAACTTTTGATACTAGAGAATATGAAGACAAAATTGTTAGAGTGATTGTTCGTAAAAAGACTGATCCTAAAAAATTTGAAAAGTTCATCGACAAGTTATATGCTTCAAATGTTGCAGAACTAAAGGTCGTTGAGAATTTTGCAATTCAAGAATCTGAAGAATTTGAAGCATTTGAATCCGAAGACACATTAACTATTTTGAGAAGATACATAGAAGAAGCAGAAGTAAATTTGGATAAGTCAGTTATCCAAAAAATGCTTCAAGAAATCTATCAAGAAGCTTGTGAGTTAGTCTAAATGTTTATTCTTACAGTTGCTGGTAAAGAAGATGAAGGAGCATATGCTGTAGTAAATTCTGATGGAGAAAAAATTTTATATCTTTTTGAAGAAGAAGATGACGCAATTAGATTTGCGATGATGTTGGAAGAAGATGGATATCCAGAAATGCATGTTATTGAAGTTGATGATAAGTTAATTTTAAAAACTTGCGAAATGCACAATTGTTGCTATACTGTAATAACTAAGGATGATATTGTAGTGCCCCCAAAAGAGTATGACTATATTTGAATGTGTACGTTGGAAAAACTTTCTCTCTACAGGAAACCAATTTACCGAAATTAATTTTCAAAAAAATACCACAACTTTAATTATTGGTTCTAATGGGGCTGGTAAAAGTACAGTATTGGATGCTTTAACCTTTGCTCTTTTTGGTAAATCC